GATAGATACAGAAGTCGGGAAATTTGACCTGTAATTCTGACCATGATCCAGACAGGGAAGGAAGGGGAAGGAAGACAGGGAAGGGAAGACCAGGAAGGCAGAAAAGGCCCTGAAAATAGGCAAATAAGACGTTTTACAAGAAAGGACGTATAAACCATGTACAGACCAGCAAGAAGGCAGAAAGAGCCGAAAAAGGAGAAGGAAGGAAAGAAAGGATTATCCAAGGAAGAAAGACTTTCGTTATATGATTCCATGCTTTACGGTATAGGAGCCAGGGAGACGGAAGACGGGGAAAGAGTAATAAGTAGAAATAGGGAAATAGAATCCCCGGAAGACCTGAAATTACTCTTTATAGACTATATAGACCATTTAAGAGAACAAGCGGAGCGGGAAATAGATATAATTCCAGATATTGAAGGATTCTGCACTTATATAGGTATTTCCAGGGCAAAATGGAAGGATTTACAGGGGAAAAAGAACTTTTCCGCATTGACTGAAGTAGTCAACACGTCCATTGCTGGCATACAAAAGCAGTACGGTCTTAAAGGTATTATCCCACCGCTGGTCCTGGCTATGAATTTTAACAACAATTTTGGCTATTTATCGAACGTTTCTGCACTGGAAATTAGGCAAAATGCACAAAATGATTGTTTGCCTACCAAAAGTGATATACTTGCAAGCCTTCCGATAGACCAGGATCAGACGAAAGAGCCGGAAGAATAGCGTAAAATATACATTATACGTCATTTTTGCAGAGTGTATGTGCTACCCTACATATAAATAGGGCCTACCCTGCCAGGGGGGTATCCGGGGGACTACTAGATGCGGCGGTCACCCCCAAAAATATCCTCAAAAATAAAAAGCCTGTCCAAAGGAATAGACAGTACTTGTTTAAACATGTAAGCTAGCTAGCAGTGCAAGCTAGTCATGCAAGCTAGCATAGCAAGCTAGAAATGCAAGCTTACAAATTATACCCGTATTTTCATTTGACTAGACAATCAACTATGGTAGACTAAGAGCGAAAGGAGAGTTTACCATGGCGACAACAGAAACGATGTGTGTGCGGCTTACACCAGGTACATTGGGTGCTATAAAGAAGTTCGCCCACGATAATGACATGAGCATACGGACAGTGCTTGATGATTTGGCTGGGCTGATAAAGGAAGGATATGTCACGGCAGAGAAGGGGCATATCAATGTAGGCAGTGCATATAAGGACTTTGAGAAAGCGGCTAGAGACACAGGCAAAGACCCTATTGTAGTAATTACATCAGTCACAGAGCAGTTAAGGAGAAAATAATGGCAAATGCAAGAATGTTGATTATGTTGGATGCAGACGTTAAGGCTAAGTTCCTGGAACAGTGCGAAGCAGGGAACACAACTCCAGCAGATGCGATAGCGGCATTTTCGGACAGACTGGAAGCTGGGGACATTGAACTTCGGGACGGTGTTATCATCGGACACTACGAAAACTCACAGATCGAAAGCACCCCTATTGACACCAGTCTTCTTATCAAAAAGGCGAAGCAACTGAGAGTGACCCCGGAGAGCCTTCTTGATTCCATGATAAGGCGGTGTTGCCCGTGAAAGAAGTTCTTGTTATTGGCGCTGTTATCTCAGCCACGGTTGTATTCCTTATTGCTGTGATTATTGCCGTGTGCATCGTGTGTGTGGTTTGTTACATCTGCGCTAGAATCACGGGGAAAATCATTGAGGGTATCAAACAAGGCATGGACGAAAGAGAAAGGCGTGATAGGTAGGCTGTTCGGTATCCTGTCCATTATCGGCGGCGGATACTTCTTATTATTACTGGTGTCTACTGCGGTAGCACTGGCTAGAAAACTATGGGAGAAAAGACATGACAAAAAGAAAGATTGATAAGAGGGTTTTTGTCTATTACAAGAACGGTGACGTAGACGATATTTGCGTAGACAGCAGGGCGCAGGCATGGACGGTTGACGGCGGTTTATTCACTGTTGATGATTGTGACGATGATCTCGCATTTATTGGCAACATGGATGAAATCAAGTGCATCAAGGTCGTGGATTTTGATGATTCTGAAAATTTCCCCAAAAATAAAAAGGAGCCTATTGATTCCGACCTTAGAATCTCGGCAGGCATCATGCGTGATGAATACCGCAATAATCCTGAGTTCCGGCAGAGCATCTTGGATAGCATGACATCTGCCTTTTGGAACAATAAAGGTGACAATCCTCTCAAAGCGGCGATAGACACACTGTTTGACTATGAAACAGATAGTAATAATTAACGGCGGGCCGAAAGCAGGCAAAAAGGCATTCGTTAGATACACCGGGGAATATCTGAAAGTCCGATGGCGAAACTCTATTGAACCCTTCAAAGAGGTCGCTCGGAAAATCGGCTGGACAGGGACGTACATAGCTGCGGACAGGTCGTTCCTATACACGTTGAAACACGCTTCGGCTAAATACTTCGACTGGCCTTTCAAGTGGGCAGAGAACGAGATTGCGGAGTTCTATCAGTCAGAGGATGAAGTATTGTTCCTGTCCATCAGAGAACCCTTAGAGATAAAGAAGGTCAAGAGGGCGTATCCGTCTACGGTCACAGTCTTAGTGACTAGGCCAAAACTCCCACGGATACAGAACCCCGGCGACTTAGGTGTTGGCAACTATGACTATGACCTGTATGTGGACAACAACGGTTCGGAATTAGAGTTGAAAGCGTACGCCACAAGGTTTGCTTCGGCGCTTATCGAAAGGGAAAGAAAAAGGAGAAAGAGAAAAGATGAACTTCGTTACAAGGGTGAGACAGCGGTTAAAGCGGAAATTCTGTAAGCATGAGTACCAGCAGACCGCAGTAAGGATGCAACCGGGCGGTGCTTGCGTTCTGGAATTTACCTGTATCCATTGTGGCGGCAAGGTATATTCTTCGATTCCTTAATAATAAGGAAGAAACACATTCACATATAGTGGGGCAGTAGCGCAGATGGTAGCGCAACGGTTTTTGATGCCGTGTGTCACGGGTTCGATTCCCGTCTGCCTTATTCGCAAGCTGTTTACCCGTACAGGCGAGGGACAAAGGCGACTGAGAACCAACTTATTGACAGCGCTTAATAATAAGGAAGGCACTCAGTCGCAACGGGTTACTGAAAGGAGATTCACTATGAGATTCGGCAGAAAAGGCATTTACAAAGGCAAGACCTATAACTTCACGCATTGGAACCCTAAGACCAACGAGGTATGGGGAGACGATATTCTTGAACGCAAGGATTCCGTTGGGCTTCCTGTATACGGCAAGTGGGTTCAGAGGGATAAAGTGAAGTTTCTCTGAGAAATGGAGTGATACCTATGGTACTGATAACACAGGACGGTGACGTTTATAACTTCGATAATGTTGTTTCTGTATGGCGGCAGGGCAAGTACATTCACGCAAAATCCACTCATGGCTTAGATTATCCGCTTGCCACATATGACACAGAGGAACGCACAAAAGAGGTCATGGAGAATTTTGTTAGTGAACTGAATGATACACCGTTCACTATGGCAACACGCTATGCGTTCCCTACGGAGTAATGTCAAGACAACATAAGGAGATAGGAATGAGTATAAGCACAGACATTAAAAAGAGCCTTGGCGGTGACGAATATTATTCGCCGCAGAATGTAGTAGACATGATAACCCCCTATATTTTGATGGGGGGGGTATAAGAAAGTGTGGTGTCCGTTCGATAAAGAGGACAGCAAGTTTGTGACAACGTTTAAGGAACTTGGACTTGAAGT